TAACCGGAACCTTCACCGTAACCGTAACCGTAACCGTAACCGGAACCTTCACCGTAACCGTAACCGGAACCTTCACCGTAACCGTAACCGTAACCGTAACCGGAACCTTCACCGTAACCGTAACCGTAACCGTAACCGTAACCGTAACCGTAACCGGAACCTTCACCGTAACCGTCAGTAAAAACTTTACTTTTTGTAGCCACAGATACTCTCCTTAGCAACTTCTGAAGTTGGGATCAACTCACAAACACCTGTCAGGTAAATCTCTGGATTTACAACGTCAATCTTACAGCCTGATTGCACACCAGCCTGAGCAACACCTGACAGAGCAACACCGTCTTTAGCTTTCCAAGACCACAGGCGACGACTGTCAGATAAAACACAAGTATCACCATCTACTGAAATAACAGTGCCTGCATGAACACCAGCAGAGTAGCAACGTGCAATTACGTACTTACCAATAAATGGGTGAGATACAGCTTCACTAACTGTAGCAGCACCTTGATTTACTCCTTGGAAAAGAGCAGCGATTTGCTTTAGTTCACCGTAGGTCATTTGGTCAATATTAAATTTAGGTTGAGTCATGTTAAGTTCCTTTAAAAGTTAAGATATACGAAGTTTAGCACAAAAAATCAGAGAGATACAAAATTATTTCGAGGTTGTCAATCATCAAATTCAACGCTGCTACTGATAGCAACAACGGCTTCGATTTTGTTTAATTGTAGCATAGTTTCTTGCGCTTCATCAAATGATACATCACTTTTCATTACAACAAGTGAATTTTCTTTGCTATCGACTTGATGCACCGAGTACAGACTACGACTGCGAGTACTGCGGAAAATACGAAATTCTGGTTTGGTTGTTTTAATCATATGCACTCCAATCAAACTTTGCGTTTGAGCAATCAAGTTTACTAGTAACATATCCACGCTGCTCAAGTACATCCGCTACAACTTCGTATTCATCCTGAGCATGTACTGATTGTATATCATAATCAGACCATGCACTTGTTTCTGAACGGTCAGGTAGAAATTTATTTTGAAGTTGTTGCAAGTAAAGCTCCTTTTGAATCACAGGTTGGTTAAGGTTAATGTAAAGTAAACTATTCATGATACCTCCTTAAGCTAGGAATTTACTCTTGGTCACGAAACTTATTCATTAAACAATCGTTTTACTCTTGTTCTCTGAACATCTGCATCAATTCTACTACAGTTTTGTTTAGTACAACAGGTTTATTTATGTCCGTTAAACTGTAGTTCAATCGATTGACTTTTAGCTTTCCTGATCTTACCATATCTTCTACGCGAATCAGCGTACCAAGTGAAGACAATGCAACTTTCAAATACTCAGGTGTAAGATCAGTCTGACCTTCAGCACGACCAAGTAGAAACGTAAGCAAAGTCATCTCCTGAACTGCAGGAAATGTTTCATCTTTACTTGGGTTAATCTGCTCTTGTTCTGATATTTTATACCTATGTAGCAAATATGCAACATCTTTATCATCAAGGCTTTTGAAGAAGTAACCAATATTGCAGTACTGAACTTGCATAAGGTGGAGGGCAAGTCCTCTTATAGAGCTATGTAATTTATTATTTTGAATAACTAATGGTAATAAAATAATAGTCATATTTAACTGTTCTTTTGGTAACCACGGACGGTCTGGTGGTAATTCATGGGCATCTGTTAAATTATGCATAACTAAATCCTTTCTTAGTGAGGAATGAATTCTATCACACTTACCTTGACTTTACCAAACTTCCATGATAAAATTTAACTATCAAGGCTAGGGTGCGCGACCTGAAAACTGTTACCTAGACAGATGCCTTGATCTTTTAATAATCTAGGATAACTTAGGAAGTTTATGAAAGAATTGCGAAATAAGGTGATTTATATTCATACAGCTAAAGAAGATTTAACTGTCGAAAATATATCATTTGTTAAAGGTCAGATAGTCTATATAGGAAGTGGTCATTTTGGACGCAACACTCAAAAATCGAGAAGGTCTGAGAGTCACATGAGTATATGGAATAAGCTCAATCATCAAGTTATAATGCAAGGATTGACTTCTGAAGAAGCCTTACAGTATGAACAAAGAATGATAGTCAAAAACATACAGAAAGGTTTGCTTAATAAATTAGTATCTACCGGAACATTCAGGGACTATATTTATAAAGAATTAAATGAAATTTTTTACTTAGATGATGAATATAATGTTTGTTGGAAATGTAATAAAAATATATCTGGGAAAACTATAGTTAGGATAGGTGCCTTAGTTGGTAATAATCACCCTAAATACAAAAGTGTTACATATCAAAATAGAAAATATAAAATACATAGAATTGTTTGGTGTTTATTCAATAAGAAAGATGCTTTAGGTGGAACAGTTATTGACCATATAAATAGAAATTCTTTAGATAACCATCCTTTAAATCTTAGACTTGTTACGCCTTCTGAAAACAATCTCAACAGAGATTTCCTCTTGGGGAAAACAGGTGAAAGATATATTTCTTTTATAGAAACTCGAAAAACTTATGTAGTGAAGACAACTTCAAATCCTAAGTTTAGTCACCTTACAAAAACTTTTCCAATCGGAAATCTAGTAAAAATAGGATACACGGAAGATGAAGCTAAAAAAATAGCTTTCAAAAACGCAATTGAGTACAGAGATTCACTTTTAATTTAAATATTAGCCAAGGGTAATTCCTTGGCTTTTTTTATTTTCAATCATTAAAAGAAGGCTAGATCATAGCACAGTTCCAGCCTTCTTTGCATCGCTATCTAAACTTTTTCTGCTAAAGCCTTCAGTGAATCCTTCAAGGACTTGGCAGGTGTGATGCTCAGTCCAACTGAACCTTTTGACATTTCGTATTCTCCAGTCTTAGGGTGCCAGAATTTACGCGGAGGAATAACCTTCGGTGCTACTGTAAATAAATGCTCAATACGCACTTCTTTACCTTCATTTAGAAACTCAAGTAATGCTTGCCGTAACCCATTGAGCATATCTTCAACTTCATAGTTATGATAGTCAATATTATCAGCAATGCGCTTGATTAATTCCTTGTTGTATACAGCATATTCAAGTTTTTGTTTAGGTGGCATATTAACCTTTCACCAATAATGCATCCCAAGATACAGGATACAGTTCTTTTGCTTTTGCACTAATTACAGCAGCAACTTCTGTAGCTTCTTTTTGAGTATGATTGTCAAGACGCAAATTGCACATCTTAGCGAATGCGAATAAGCTACCTGACCATACCCATTCTGTCTGACAATCAATTAATAGAGCAGCCCGAGCTTGTTCAGGGGCAATATTCAAAGCAAGTAATTTATTATATGCACCTAGAGAATGCCCAGCTAGTTCCCAAAATATTTGATCTGCAGTTGCCTTATCTTCGCCTGTTAAAGCATCACCAGAGCCTTGCTTGATACTTTTCTCAGGTCGATGCCGCCATTGAATATCAAAGAATTCAGGTTCATCATCAACATACCTACGGCTGGTTTCATTCCATGGTAAATACTCATGCTTAACAAGCTGTCGTGCTACAAAGATTGGAGCCTTTACACGAAACGACATGAATGCATGGTTAAATGGCGATTTATGATTATGCTTTGCAAGATAACGAATTAACTTGTCGTTTTCTTCTGCAGTAAATAGGGAGGATTCTTTAGCAAAGCTAACTCGTGCAGCATTTACTACAGAAGCATCAGAACCCATATGGTCAATGTATGCTACTTCAGTCTTAGATATTTTCATTTATTTCCTTTCGTTGAGATAAGAACCATGTTGCAAACTTTAGCAGTAGTTCTGGTGGTGCGTTATTCTTCATAGTGTTTGCTTGCATTGATATAACTTGTATATTATCTTTTACATAACCAAGTTCAGGTATTATTCTGTCTACACTTGCTACATTCGGATCAAAGCCTTGTTTCGATCTGTAGAGAGGGACACCAAGTGCTGGACATATTTGAGGAACTTCAATATCTGACCGTTCTAAATCAAACGGTAGATTTTTCTTTCTGGCTCTTTCTCTACATCCTCTATAGTTGTTTGAACTATCATATTCTAATTGTATATCGGAAACAAAACCTTCTCCAAGAATCCACCTACAGAAATTGTAAAGAGTTAAATCATCAGCGTTGTTTTTCATACGATTAGCAAGATGACTAATAATCCATGTATTTTCTTTAGTATATCCTTTAGAATTATCTATTCTATCTAAGGAAGGCGAGTTGTGTGTTGTAACTTTTTCAGAGATTATAATGGGAATTTCAAGGATTGGACATACCATAGGAACACCTTGAAAATCATCAGCTACTATCGAAAATTCCATAGATGGTTCGCATCTGTATTTCCGTTCATTTATCAGAACAGAGATAATATCAGTGATCCTCTTATTTCTATTTCTCTTAGAAACTCTCTCAGAATTTCGTTTATGCCACTCCTTCTTGTAGTCACTTATGCGTTGCCAGTGATCAGCTCTGTAAGAGCTATCATACTCCTTCTTAGCTTCTATATCTCTACGGTATATCTTACGCTGCTCACTTTGGCATAGTTTACACCAACTGTCTCTTCCATCTTTGCGAGAATTTTTTATACAGAAGCTATCTATAGGCTTAACAGTTTTACACTTCTTACATTCTTTTTCTAACATACATTGCAGTCTCCTTAATCAATCTTAATAAAAACATCAGGTCTAACCTGTGCGAAAATGCGCTCCACCCTACCTTCGTAGTAATATGGGAATCTTTCGCAATATTTCTTTGCGAGATAACGCACGATAAACAATGGTAGAATTTCTGTCCATTTATGAAGCATATTAATCATTCTTTTCCAACCAGCGATTTGAGACTGCTTTCCAACTAACGCTTGGGTCTTCGATGCACTTCCACACGATTCCTTCACGGCTGCTTTGGTTCAATTGAGAAGTACCTTCAGCTTCCTCTAGAATGTCCTGTACAGTGTCATACTCAGTAAGTACATACGTACCCAGCACTGGTACATGATTCAAGCCCAGAGCCTTTGCAATCTGCTGTCGGTTATAACTTGGTGCATATATTTTGCTATTAACATCATACATATCAAACACGTAAAATTCAAGTCCAACTTTGTACTGATTACCATTGATACCTTCACCAATCAACTCGCCTTGAATAGCGATACCCTTCATTTCTGCACGTTTCATCTTAGCTTCAACATCGTATTTAATTGCAGCTTTCCAGAAAGCATTATTCTCATCAAATTTTAGATCAAGATTACGTGAGCAGACACGGAACTCATCGTTATTATCCAAGTACATTGTGCAGCTACTACCGTGCAGTTTTTCAGTCTTTTCAAAGGTTTTACCATAATATTTAGGAAGGTCTTTGCCCATATTTTGAATACGAGTCTGATCTGTCTTGATGATACCTTCAGGTAGATTACCTCGTACTTGACCAGCTAGACATGCAGGGATAGGTGCTTCCCATTTAATAATTCCAAGTGGTACAGACACATCTAGTCCTTCAAATATTTCTGATTCAATCATGGAGCATGTAGGGTCTAGAGGTAGTAGTAATCCTTGAGATACCTGCTTTTTCAGTCGCACAGTACGTAGTCGTTCTCCTTGAATACCCTCAAAGACTTTTGGTTCTTTACCTTTGGATAGAAATGGTGCAAGAGTAGTAGGTATCCAACCATCCACCTCGCAGTAAACCACTAGATCATTTACTTGGTATTTTCCAACTTGATCAACTACCCACCAATCTTTAATTCGATATGCTTGGATTTTATCGGCTTCTGGAATTGCACGTACTTCTGCAATTCGTTCAACAGTAGCCATTTTACGTTCAATATCCATATTAAAACTCCTTTGTTTTATCCATATGATGATCAGCGGACACTACAGGTCTACCTTGCATGTATTCTAGCACATCATTATCCGAAAAGAACTTATGCTTACCAAAAATATCATAAGCTGAGTCCAACCCTACATCCAAGCGTTTACCACCGGAATCAGGAAGTGAACCATGCGAATGCCCATGAAGATGAAAACTGCCGTATTGCATGCGATTCCAACTCTGGATAGGAAAGTGCATTAATACTACCTTAGTACCTTCAATTTTAGTCTCTTTGTAATCATGCCATGAATGAATCAAGCCAGATGTAACGATGGATTTAAGTACCTTATCATCATCATGATTACCCTTGATTAAAATAATCTGACCGTTTAACCTGCGAAGTATTTTAGCCCAATCTTCAGTTCGTGTGCTGAAGTTAAAATCACCTAAATGATATACAGTATCGGACTTATTTACTTGCATATTCCATAGATCAATTAACCATTCAGTATGATGGTCAGCATTGGTGAACTTACCTCGCGGTGTAAGCTCTGTAATACGTTTGTGATTAAAATGTAAATCACTAGTGAACCATGTTGTCATATTAACCTTTCAAATCTTCAAGAATAACCCTGCGTTCTTGATCTGTCATTTCTAACCAATAATCTTTTGTTATCTTGCGTGTAATATATTCAGGTGCATTATACCAAAATGCTGGTAGTTTTGATGCAACTTTTGAGTAGTCATTATACATATCTTCTACATTGCGCTTATTCATACGCATCAACTTCTTTTTACCAACGTAGTAATCAGTCTTTAACTTGCATACTTCATGCTCATCTGTATACATCATCCAGCCTTCACCTTTATCTGTTTTAGCTCGTTCTAATGCTTCGCCTAATGAGCAATAAATAAAATCACCACTGGGATTAAACCTTTCATCGAAACCAGCATGCAAGGTTAACCCAAGATAATGACAGCCGAATTCTTCAGCTACAATATGAGGATCATCTTCGGTGCAAATTTCAAATAACCATGTGCAATCCTCACTCCATTTTTCTACTTTCTGTTCTTTATACTTCTTTAGGATTTCTTCTTTGGCTACTTTTGCATAATCCGAACCAGTAGTACCTGTAGTACTTACTACAATTTCACCTTGGTATATTGCCATAGCTGCCATGAAACCGTTGTATTTCTTAAACAGAGTTACAGGAGTATCCAATGGTTTATCTTTCCAAGTACCATTTTCAAGATAATTGAAAGTTTTAGCTGGGGGTAGCGTCACAATATTACCATTTGTATTATCATAAGTCTGACCACGGCAATGCTTTAGTTCTGGATGCTTTTCCCATAGGTAATCATACATAACTTTCTTTGCGTATTTGAAAGTTGTAAACTTACCGTTGACGGATGCTTTAGCCAAGCCTTTACCTACAAGGTCAAGCTGTTGTTGATATGTGAGAATCATTTAATACTCCTAATAAATTAAGACTTGATTGTATCACAGACTACAGCTTTACGCTGAACCGATTTTTCATTTGTTGAACTTTTTCTTCAGGTACATTATGCACGTTCTTACCTCCATGTCTAGTCTCAACAATAAGACTTACGAAATTAGCATCAGCTTCTTCCGCAATTTTCCTGTAGGTTTCTACTTCTTTTTCTGTAGTGCTAGTATTGGATACAGCTACGGAGTCACCCTTAGATAGCCAGAGCTTAGTGAATTCCTGACAGAAAGCATGTGCTGCACCAAGTTTGGTAGCGTCGAACTTATATTCCTTGGTTTCAATATCAACGAAATAGTTATCAGCTTCAAACACCCAATCAACCATTCCTGACTCTTCCAAGGATTTAGCGAAGGTTGACTTGCCGCTACCGCATACACCACGGATTAGATACAGAGTTGGTTTCATACATTCCTTTAGGTTAAATTTTGATTACTTCTACACCGTTCTTTTGCAGGTATTGTACACCATGATTGAGCCTGTAATCAAATTTATACACAACTTTTTTTACACCAGCCTGCTTCAGCATTGCACTACACGGTAAGCAAGGTGCTAATGTTACGTAAACAGTAGAACCTGTTGTGTTAATACCTTCCTTAGCGCATTTTAGCACTGCACCAAGCTCTGCATGAATAACTTCAGGTTTTGTTATCAATGCTCCGGTTTCATCATCAACATATTCGCAATCATTATTAGTACCTTGCGGTGTACCATTCCAAGAAGGTACGATTGTTCCAGTAGCAGTTACTAGACAAGCTCCTACCTTAGCTCTTACAGCTTTTGACAACCTTGCATGGAGTAAGGCTGTCCCCATATAAACTTCCTGTAGATCATTATTCACTTATGAACAACCTTGAATTTAAGTTTCTTTTTACTTTCGTAGTGCTTCTGAAGTTTAGCTTTAGCTTCATCTAAAGTATTGAACAAGCACCAGTCTTTAATATGCCGCTTTAAACTCCATTTATATCTATCCTTTCTATCCCAAAATTGCCACCCTAAACCTAATAAACTAAACTCACGAATAGCAAACTTACCATCTTCTGTTTCTACAATGTGAGGTTTAAATGGATTATAAAACTTAAATTTCATGTTAACTCCTTATTCTTCATCTTCAAAATAACTATCAAAGCATTTTTCACATACACCTGATATTGCTATTTCACGTTGACCTTCTGGCGTAAAAATATTAATACCAAATTTAAATGGTTGCCTGCAATCAAGGCATCTAGCTTCTGATTTTAAAACCTGCTGTCTACCAACAATTCGATACTCAAGGACTTCATCAGTCATTTACATACTCCTTAATACCTTCTGTATCTGTATATCTAACCAACTTTACACCAAAGGATTTTAGCATAAGTTGACATGCGGGGCATGGTTTAGCGTTGGCGTAACTTCCATCTTTATTGAAACGCTGAACCAAGATCGAATGAACTTCAGTTCTACCGCTGGATAGTACAGAGTTTAGTTCAGCATGAATCTTGTCCTTATGCTCTGATTCACCAGCTTGTAAAGCAAAGTACTTAGCCAAAGGATGACTACGTTTGTAATCATTCTGCGCTGTGGCGATTGGTCTACCCTTTCGGTCAAAGGTGGTTGCTACTAGCTGGAACTTCTTTCTTGGTTTCATATCGATATTACTAGGCTTGGTTTAAAGGCTGTATAAGCGTTTATTTCAATTCAAGGTATGGTTGCTTAGGTTACCTCCAGAAAACCCGTTGTAGATTGTTCTGGAGGCTTCTAGATAATATCAGAGGTCTTTACTAATCTTCTTGAGCGTTCGTTGAGCACTAGCCAAGGAATTAAGCTGGGATTTAACTGTCTTAATTTTGGAACGAATGCGGTTCATTTCTTTGAATACTTCTTCTGTACCTTTCTTGTCTTTATCGCAATAGTTCCATAGACCGTTAGCGATAGCTTTCAAGTCAGCTACACCTTCTTGTCCATTGTGCATTACTTGCGTAAGAATCAAGGAAATTAGCTTGGCTTCATACGGAGAAAGTTCAGAGGTGTAACCTTTGTATGCCGCTGGTTCTGGTTTGTATTTAACAGTAGTTTCCTTACCTCGCGCTGGTACAGATGGTTTTAGTAGAGCAGCTTCCGATGTGCCACGTTGGAATGCATGTCGCAACCCAGCGTACCAAAAGAACTTAGCAATAGCTTCTTCATCTGGTTGCATATCTACCGCTTTAGCCAGAGAGTTAAATTTATCTTGAAACTGAATAGGATTGGTCATAGGTACTCCTTTTAAACAAAGTTTTTACGTTGGGGTTTCGTAAGCATGGACACGTTAGACAGTTCTCCACCCGGATAGTGTCGCCCTGCATTGTAGCATGTTTTCTTGAAGAATTACATCCTTTGCTTTACTTTTTTCAATGATGGTCTTAGCTACGATTGAGTGAATCATGTTCAACACAACAGGATCAGCACCATCTGCGAATTCCTGCACCAACTCAAGATGAACAGCAATGATCTGATCAGCAGTAGCTCCTTGTTGCAATGCGTCATAGACTTCACCTGAATATTCCGTGGTTGCCTTGCATACTTGCGTTATAACTTGCGTTGTATTTTGCGTTTTACTTGGTTTAACTTCAGCTTTTGTGCTGGCTTGAGCAAGATTACCTACGCAAAGTGCTGCTGCAATTACAGTGCAAGCTATAGCTTTATGGATTGATTTGATCATGATATTTCCTTTCATTGCGTAAGCAAGGAATGCTTACTTTCTGGTTGATGTTGGGATACGTATAATGTAACATAGATTTATGCAAATTTCAGCTTTTCTTTAAATCTATGTTTATACATACGTATCAACTTCAGCTATACTTCAGTTTTTATACAGTTCCTTACTGGTTTGTGTGCTGGAACCTACACAGTCATTGGCCGTATTACGGAGCAATTACGTAGATTAAACTGCAGTAATACCTTGGTATTTATTATACCGGGTTTTTAGGCAGAAAGCTTACAACTTAGTAAACTAGTCAGGATTATGTTGTAATTTAGCTACGTTTGAAATTCTAGTTGTACGCACGTAAAACTATGCTACAATTCAGGCATATCAACTTGCATAGGAGTGAAGATGAAAGATAAAATTATTACATGGCCTTTTCCTACGCTGGAAAACCCGCGTAAACCTATCGATGGTTTTGAACAAAAGGATACACCGGCATGGTACAAAACGGAAGTAGCTCGTGAAGTTACTACTCAAGTTGAATTCAGTAAGTTAGAGGATGCGTTACTATGATTCAACTAGACCTAGCCCGCGAAGTGGCACAGCGGCTGCGTGAAAGCAAGCTCCACCTTAGCCAGTTGGTTGTGGATGCGGAGAACACCATCGACGCACTGGTGGAAGAAGTGGAGAGGCTGACCAAGGTGGATGTGGAGCATCGGTATACGCTAGAACTTCCGCAAGGAGACGCTAGAACTGTGAAGGTCTTTTGGACTGAGCGTAAAACAGAAGGCGACACCATCACCCATGCGCTTTGCATTGCTGTGGATGGACATGATGCAGTAATGCCCAAGGTGGATGTGTGCGGCAAGAACTGCATCAAATGCGGGGAAAGGCTCATGAGCGACCTCACCAAGACTTGCTATGCATGTGACCACGCAGAGACCAAGGTGGATGTTGAGCCATGCTGCACAAACTGGAAGGCAGGCACAAACTGTTTTGCAGACCCGTATCCAAACTGCCCGCACCTGAAGGTGGATGTGGAGCCGGTAAAGCTGTCACATTCCGAAGACTTTTGCTACTGCGACCATGAAATCAGCTTGCAAAGGGTAAGTGGAGGTGCTACGCCAGAAGGCCTGTATGGGCGAGTGACGCTGCAAGTCAAGGGTGAATATGTAGATTACGTCCCCGCCTCCGCACTCGCAGCACTACAGGCAGAGAATGAGGAAGCCAAAATATCTGCATACCAGCGTGGTTATTTAGATGGTTCTGCGAAGAAGTATGCAGATTTAGAAGCAGAAGTCGAGCGACTGAAGGCAGCAAACAAACAGTTACTCGAAAAAATCGAAAAAAAGGATGCGATACTGCGTCAGGTGCTGGAGGCGTTGGAAAAGGCTGCTGATACAACATACAGTGATACATGCCTAGCACAATTCAATGCAGCCATCACTACAATCAAAGAAGAATTAAAATGACTAGTTTAAATAAACAAGCAATACGCCGTTTAGCCAAACAATCCGGTGGAATCCAGAGTAGATACGGAGAAGAATTCGGATTTCACATGAGTACTATTGCTTTGCAGAGATTTGCTGATACAATCAAAGCTCCACTTCTAGACTGGATACGTAAAGAAGGTGATGCTAATGATACCTGTACGAAACATATAACAGGTGAAGTCTGCAGCGGTTGTAAGTGTAAACACAAGGAGAAACAACATGGAATTTGATATTATTGCGTACTGGAATGCTCTCGCAGCTAAAGCTGGGGATACACGCACATGGAATCAATTACCACTGCAAAGTCAGCAAATGATCATTGCGTCGGTGAATCAACTACTGATGGTTTTGCACGATAAGACTGCGCGGTAATGTATGAACAAACCTAAATTATTCGTATGGCAAAATCCAATGTACTTTAAGTATGGTGGATTATATCTGCAGATTATGGGTAAGCGTTATCGTGTGTTTAAATTTGGAAAGCATTAACATGCTAAAACAAAGTCAGTTAAAATACATAGTATGCAATACTCCTTCTGAGTATATCCGTTGTACGCAATTTGCTGGTGATCATCCATATTGCTTGGATCATGCTTTTGATGAATCTGATTTCTATGAACTAGACGATAGTACGTATTGGGTACGAACTTCTGATTACAAAACAAAGGATTAACATGGCTAAATCAAACTATCTACTAGAACCGTATGAATCGTTCGGTCTCTTACCTGATTATACATTCGGTGATTTTGAATATTACCTTACATGTAGTTCATTTCCAGAGCAATTCGATGTAGTATCACGCACTAGTAAAATGCAGGTTGCATACATTCGTTTGCGTGGTGGTAGATTATACTGCTCTGTACCGGATGTGGGTGGGCAAGTTATTTACTACCATGATTTTGGGGATTATATTGGAGCATTTTACAGCAAGGAAGACCGGTTGTTTTATCTCGGGAAGATTAACGAAGCGTTAACTAAGTTTTTAGATGGAGTTTGTTATGGATATTCTTGATATACGATAAGGAGAATTATGGCAGCTTTTATTAAGCATATAGAATGCGACGAATGCGGAAGTAGTGATGGTAAAGCTATCTATAATGATGGAAGCTGGCATTGCTTCGTTTGTAAAAATACTTCACCTAGCGAAGATTACAAGTTAGAGAATGAAAAGAAACCTTCCAAGGTAAAATCAAAAGTAAAGGAAAATATGGAAATTAAACCAAGTACCAAACCGGCGATTACACCGGAAGAACAATTAACCATTAAGGAAAACACCGTTGCATCCTACGGTAGTTTCCGAGGTGTACGCGATGATATTACTAAACCATTTGGTGTACGATATGCGCTAGATGATGATGGTGAAGTGCTAGAACAATATTACCCATGCACTCAAGATGGTCAACTAGTGGGTTATAAGATTCGTGAAGTACCAAAGAACTTTTATTCAAAAGGGCGTACTGGTGCAGATTGCGAACTATTTATGCAATTTAAGTTTAACCGTGGTGGTAAGTACGTATTAATTACCGAAGGTGAACTGGATGCGCTTAGTGCATATCAGATGCTTTCTGATTATAATAAGAGCCGTGGTTCTGATTTTGAGACTGCTGTAGTTAGCCCAACTACAGGCGCACAGAGTAAGAAGCAGATTGCAGCGCAGTATAAATTCTTTGATTCATTTGATAATGTAATCCTTTGCTATGACAATGATAAAGCTGGTAAGGATGCCACAGAAGAAGTTCTGAAGTATCTACCAAAGGGTAAAGTCAAGGTTATGCAGATGAAGTATAAAGACCCTAATACTTATCTTGAGCAAGAACAGGAACGTGCGTTTATTGCTGATTTCTACAATGCTAAGAAACAGATTCCAGTTGGTGTATTACCTTCTGGTGATTTGTATGATCGTATTCTGCAGCAATCAGCAATTGAAAAGATTCCATTCCCACCATTCATGAATAAGTTAAATGAAATGTTTGTTGGTGGATTACCTTTAGGTCATATTATTAATATTGCAGCAGATACTGGTGCCGGTAAGACAACATTGGTAAACGAATTAATCTATTACTGGATTTTCAATTCACCGCATACGATTGGTATTGTATCAATGGAATTAGATGCTGGTCAGTATGGTGAAGTTCTGTTATCTCGGCATTTATCTCAGAAATTATCCTTGATTCCAAATACGGAAGATAAATTAGAGCTTTTACGTTCTGATAAAATCAAAGGTAAAGCCGATGATCTTATGAAGAAGGAAGATGGTGAATCAAGATTTTATCTTTTAGATAATCGTGATGGTACAGTAGAAGAAATTCAAGATACTATCGAAGAACTAGTCGTGGCATGCGGAGCTAAAGTAATCGTATTAGACCCGTTACAAGACCTTCTTGATGGTCTATCTAATGAAGAGCAAGCGGTCTTTATGAAGTGGACTAAGGGGTTTGTTAAGAGTCATCATGTTACTTTTGTATTCATTAACCACATGCGTAAAACACCCGCTGGTCAAAATGGAGCAGATAGTGAACAGAATATTATGGGTTCTAGTACGATTATTAAATCAGCATCTGCTAACATTTTATTGAAACGTGATAAGATGGCTGAAGATGAAATAGTTCGTAATAGCACTGAAATTTCTGTAACTAAGAATCGAGTCTGTGGTCTTACTGGCCCTGCCGGTATGATTTACTATGATAATGCTACTCATACGTTGTACAACCTTGATGACTGGTTGGACAATCATTAATAAAAATTTAGATTGAACTTCCGTCCAGAACGTGCTATACTCTAGTACTTCTGGACTTTTTACTTTGGAGATTGCATGGATTACACAAGGGATTTCATCTACGATATTGAAACGTTCAAGGACGTATTTACCTTTAGCATCATTCGTGCAGATGGTAAGTTCAAACAGACGTTTGAATGCTCTTTCCGAATGAATCAATTAGATCGTATCTTGAAATGCATGGATTACTTGCACGATAACAACTTCCGTATGGTTGGTTTCAACTCCAAGGGTTTTGACTATCCAATCATGCACGAAATTATCAAACTACGTGATAAATTACCTGCAGATGGTAAGCGTCTTGCACGTAAAGTATTCCAACTTGCACAAAAGCAAATTGAATCATTCAAGGATGGTTTTGGTAATACTATCAAATCAGATGAAGAATATGTAAAGCAAGTTGACCTATATCGTATCTGGCACTTCAATAATAAAGCACGAGCTACTGGCTTGAAAATGCTTGAATTCAATATGCGTATGCATAATATTGAAGACCTACCATACGATATTGAGCAGGAATTAACTGCTGAATATATTGACAAGATTAAGCAATATAACGAGCATGACGTTGAATGCACACGGCAGTTTTACTTTACTTCTGAATCACAGATTGACTTCCGAGATAATCTAAGTATTAAACTTGGTCGTGATTTTACCAATGCTGATGATACAAAGATTGGTGCTGAATACTTTCAGATGGAATTAGAGAAAGCTGGTGTACGTTTGTATTCTCACCACAATGGTAAGCGCCAAATGAATCAGACTAAGCGCGATAAGATTATCGTCAAGGATTGCTTATTTAATTACTACAGTTTCTCACGCCCTGAATTTCAAGCAGTATATGATTGGTTTAGTAAGCAAGTTCTTACTGAAACTAAAGGTGTATTTTCCGATATTGAAGAGCATGATTTAGGTTCAGTTGCTCAATATGCAGAAATGGAAGTTAAACGCCAGAAGTTCAAAGGTAAACCAACTGATGAAGATATTGCAGAGTTTAAGAAGCAGTATCCTCTTGGTTGGATTGAAGTGGAGGAACTAAAGGCTACTGAATATCTGTTCGATGCAGAGGGTAATCATGTAATGCAATATCCATTGGATGCAGATGGTCAACCTGACTTTACCAAGAAACAAAAGAAAGCTAGAGTACCCAAGAAATCATACTGGGGTATGCATCGTCAAGCTACTACTCTAAATGTAATGGTGGATGGTTATCGCATTGACTTCGGCGTAGGTGGTGTACATGCTAGTCTATCTGATAAGGTAGTCAAGGAAACTAAGCGTTACATGATTCGTGATGCTGATGTAAGTTCAATGTATCCTAATATTGCTATTGCTAATCGTATTTATCCTGATCATCTTGGAGAGACATTCTGTGATATTTATAAGGATATGTATCTACAGCGTAAATCCTATGATAAAAAATCAGCAGAGAATGCGATGCTTAAACTAGCATTAAATGGTACATACGGTAAGAGTAATGATAAATACTCAGTATTCTACGATCCTATGTTTACTATGAAGATTACACTGAATGGTCAGTTATCTTTATTGATGCTAGCGGATCGATTGCTTCAGATTGAAGGATTAAAGCTTGTGCAGTTAAACACAGATGGTCTGACAGTCGCTATGCTGCGTGAAACTGAAGATCAATACAATGAAATCTGCAAGCAATGGCAGAAAGATGTAGGACTTGATCTTGAGTTTGTGGATTATAGTAAAATGTGGATTAGAGATGTAAATTCATACATTGCAGTATATTCAAAAGGTGGTTTAAAGCGCAAGGGAGCTTATCAGTACGAGGGACTAGGTTGGCACCAGAACCACTCTGCTTTAGTCATACAGAAGGCTGTAGAGGCTTCTATGATGCATGGTCAAGACATTCGTGAGTTCATTGAGAATCACGCTAAGGTTGACATTATGGACTTCATGCTACGTACCAAAGTTGATCGCAGTTCCAAGCTGGTACTTGAATACACAAAGGAAGATGGTACAACATATGATATTGAACAGCAAAGAATCTGCAGATACTATCCAAGTAAAAAAGGTGGTAAGCTAGTTAAGATCATGAAACCGTTAGAAGGTTCGGAAGACTATCGCAGGTTGGGTATCGATACAGCATGGAACATTAAAACCTGCAATAATATGGATGACTTCGATGGTGATATTGACTTTGATTATTACGTTGCAGAAGCTGAAAAGTTGTTGATTCCAGCAAAAGTTGTGGTACAATCCACTCCTTCTGATATACAAGGAGAGCAACCATGAGCTTAAACAATGTACTACCTTGGTGGGTTTATGCTGTACAATACGAGCGATTCCTTGCAGAATGCAGTTGTTGTTTTAAAGATGAATGGTGCGCAGGTTTTAGCAGAGAACTACCTGACTATGTTGTAAAAATAATACAACAGGAACAAAGTACGCAAAGTAGATAAAACTGTGCTACAATACGAGAATCAAAGGTTAAGCGAACCTTCTAAAATCGCTAAGTCTTCGTAGTAGTAATTATTAACCATCCTAGAAAGGAAATATATGTCAATTAAAAAAATCGAAGGTACTCTAGTTTTTGTCCAACTTCAGAAGCCTGTAAAAGCCTATGTTAAGGCAGGTGCCCCAGCTAAACCAGATGAATGGAAAGCTTCTGTAGTAGTTACAGATAAGGATGTTATCAAGGAATATAAGAAGTTTGGTAAGAGCTTGGATACGCTTGTTTCAGTGAAAGATGTAGATTCCGATGACTTTGAAGAAACCTACAAGTGCCCTCTACCGGAAGGCGCTGGGGATGAAGTATGGGTTGTTACTCTACGTAAATCAACAGAACTAGGTAAAACTGGTAAGCCCGTACCTGATCAGTTTAAACCTCGTGTATTTGAAAAGGTTGGTAAAACCCTAGTAGATATTACAGCGTCTAAGCTAGTTGGTAACGGTAGTAAAGGTGCCATCAGTATCGATGTTTTCAATAAGCAAGATGGTAGCGGAGCAATCTATCTAAAGAATGTTCTAGTGACTGAACTTGTTGAGTTTGAATCTCCTGAATATGCTGAAGCTGGTAGCGAGTTTGATGATGATGGTGAAGCACCAGCTAAGACTGAAACTGCACCAGAGCCTAAGAAGCCTACTGCTAAACCAAAGGCTAAAGCTAAGGTTGAGGAAGAATTAGACGACGATATTCCATTCTAATCTGTGATATAATTACCGTACTCTAAACGGTAAAGGTACTATTCGGTTGCAACCTTAATAGCAACGCTGGAATTAATCGTAACCAGCTTTCATGCGTCTGTAGCACAACTGGATAGTGCAACGGTCTTCTACATCGTAGGTTACAAGTTCAAATCTTGTCAGACGCACCATAAGTTAACGCACTAGCCTGATTGAAGCGGGCATATAGAGTAAAGCGGATTGCACTACGGGTTCGATTCCCTATCTACTCTTACTTCAATAGTGCGTTAACTTATGGTAACGAAAGGATAATATGCGTAATTTACTAATCGGTTCTCGTGCGCTTAACTATTGGTTTCCCGAAATGCAAATCAGTGATAGTGCCGACTTTGATGTTATATGCGATAAACCACTTGAATTATCAGGTAATAATATTGAGTATTTCGTCAAAAAAGATAGTCGAGTTACTACTCATATATCAACAGAAGCTAAAATCGAATGGCATGACCGCTGGTTACTAAACAACTCAGAACTTGGTAGTTATACTACAGATTCAGCTTTTATTGAAATCCAAGGTATTCGCTATCATGTAGTAGCACCTATTGGTCTTGCTATTATTAAACGAAGTCATCTGTGGCGTGATCTTAAATGGAATCGGCATATCACGCACTATCACCGTTACCTGAAGAAGTTCGAGCAGTACTACACAGAGAATGACCGTAAAGTCCTAGCTGAACGAACAGCAATGACAATGCAACTTTATCCACAAGGTAATCCTAACCTAATGCAGTCTAAGGAAGACTTCTTTGATGATGCTGTAGAAAAGTTATACGATCATGATTATTTGCATGAACTGTATGCGCACTATGACAAACCATTGTATACTAAGCTACTTCGACAAGCTGACCTAGCATGGTGCGAAGAAAGTAAATGGCAGATGTTATCTCATGAGGATAAGCTGAAGTGCATACAGGAAGAAGTCTATGTGATTGCAACGGAGAGATACCTAGTTAGAAATAATTGGAAGTATCCAGCAAAGAAAGCATATATGCAGGCTCTACAAAAGGTTTGTACTACGTTGTGTTCAGGATGGTTTAGGGAATATAGTATTAACTATTACCCTGAGCTAGTGCATGCATTTGATGAAAGTAAAG